CCCCACGCTTGTATTTAAATTTTCTTTGACTCTAAGTTCTGCGCCACCACTAAAAAATAAATCAACCAAACCAGGGCCAACCAATACTGCAGCGGCGGGTTTAATGTCATCAGTGAATTGCATAAGGTCACATAAAGCTAAATCTGCAAGCCATTCACCAACAGCTTTAGATTCGTTGTTAGTTCCTTTAAAATTGTAGGCTCCAGCGTCTACAGCCAAATCAATACCATTAGCGTTAGCAGCAGCTTGAATTAAGCTACCTTTGAGAGTTGTTTCATCTCGCTTTATGTTCATGCTGGCATTTAAAGCCCTACGACTACTAGCTTCAGCAGTTATTGAAATAGTTGAAAAATCTTGACCAGGATTAATCTGGACATTAGCTGAAGTAACAAAACCAGTAAACACATACATTTCATTACTAGTTAAATTCGTGTTTTGGTATCCGTCATATACAACTTGAATTGAAGTCCCAATATAAAAACTGTTGATATCATCAGTAACGAAATCTTTGACCAAAAACTCAGCTTGCATAATAGAAGGTTGAATTGGCAAAAAAATTCCTGAATCAGGTAAGCCACCTTCTTGAATTGAAATGTTTGAAATTTGATAATCAACAAGTGTTCTAACTCCAGGTGAAGTCCCTAAGACATCAGTGCCATTAAGTTGGGAAAAGTCCAACACAAAAGAACCTAGTTCGGGAGTGTAAGTATAAATTTTCCAATCATTTGGATCGTAAACCTTAGTAGCCATTAGGTAATCAACAACTTCAATGGAACACCCTTGCGACGTGCTTCAGTTTTTAGAGCGTTTACAACAGCAGGGCCTGAAACATAAGGTGCATCTATGTAAATGTTCACTGGCGGTGCGGATGGTGTGTATGTTTGCGGATTATTGTTTCCGCCATTAGGCATATTATTTGGTAAAAAGTTTGGTTGGTAACGTTGTTGGAATTGTGGCATACCACTTGGATTCCTGTTAGGTGGTGTTTGCGGTGTTGACCCGCCCATAAGTAAATCAACAATCCAACCACCTTGGAATTTTTGAACCGTCATAAAGAAGTCCATAAGTGGTTTCAGCTTGTCAATGTTGGCAATCATCTCATTGATACCATCAGCAATTTTTAGGATGTTATCAAGAAACTTCTCCATGGCTTCTTTACCTTCGGCAGAACCAAACCAAGCAAAACCATCTTCAACAGACTTAGCGAACTTATCCATTTGCTTAGTCGCTTCAGGGGAAGCCAACCAATCGGCCACGTTGTTTAAAATAGGTAAAAAAGAAGTGCCTAGTTTTTCTTTGAAGTTTTCAAAAATAACCGACAACTTACCAATTGGGTTATTTGCACCAGCCACTTCAGACATCCCATCGAACTTTTCGTTCAAGAACTGGGCTTCATTGGCAGCGTCTTTTAGTCCAGGTATCATCCTGTAAAGAGCAGTTTTGTTACCGGTCAAATATTTGGCATAAGCAGCTGCAACAACGTTTACATCTTTACCCGTATCAGCACTAATGTCCATAACAGTATTGAAGGCTTTTTGTGCTTTGGCCGAGTTCTTAGTTGCACGAACAATCTTTCCAAACGCTGGCCGTAAATCATCGTCCATGATTCCAGACATATTAGACACCGAGTCAATGTATTCGTTCATTGAGTCTTTAGTCTGATCAGTGGCCTTCCAAGACTTCTCCATCTGCTTATTCAGCAAAGCCATCGACTTAGCATCTTCTTGTGCAGCAGTAGTCATGTCAACAAGAGCGTCCCACACCATACCGATACCGGCAATAGCGATACCAGCGAAAGCAGTATTTACTGCAGCACTAATCTTCTTGGAAGCCTTCTCAAACTGGTTTAGTTCCTTCTTAGCACCCTCAGTTGATTTCTTGAGATTCTTGTAAGAACCAGCAATCACAACTTCAGCAAACAACTTGTTAGCCATTAGAACAATCCTGTCAAATCGGTTTTAGGTGTAGTCATGTCCCAAAAAGCCATAACCTCACCATGAGTTAAAGTCTTGTAAACATCCGGGCTTACCCTGAACTGAATACAAAACGCAGCCATACGTTTTAGCTGTTCAGTTCTGATTCGTCTTTTGGGTCGTCATCGACCTCAACCGACATCATCGCCCACAACTCGTTCACAGTTTTCTTACCCATTTGCTCCCAAGTAATCTCTTCGCCACGACTACGAGCAGACAAGTAAGCCATCGCACGTTTACGATAAGGGGACTTGTTTTCATCCTGGAAGAGTTCTTCGATTAGGAAACCAGTAGCGATTTCCACTTCTTCAATTACTTCAATAGGTATGTTGTCAAAATTCATTTCTAATCCTTTTTAGTTGGTGGTGCAGTGTGTTTATCAATCAGTTTTTGCAAGCTCTTCAAATAGTTGTCAAGAACTTCTTCTCTAGTGTAACCAAGTGCTTTAGCCATAAAGGGATTAGGTAGGATGTTGCGAGCAAAATTTCTTTTACGATCATAAAACCAGCCCCAGTGAATTGGGTTGGCGTATGGTAAACGCTTGCCACCGGCACGAACCTTGACGTTAGTTGTGGCTGGCCCTACTCGGATACTGTTACGCAGTTTGCCAGTTGAACGACCACTCTTAGTGAACTGTGCAGTAGCCCTGGCCTTGCGAGCAACCAATTCACCCGACGCTTTGTTTGCTTCCCTAATCGCTTCAACAGGAACACCTATGGCTCGCAATGCTTTGAACAATTGTGAAAGGCCTTCAATTTGAATAGCCTGTTCATTTGCTTTCGGCTTGTAAGCCATAGGTGAACCTTAGAGAATTATGGGGTGGTGTCGATGGTTAGTCCGTAGTAAAGTTTTGCAGCGGTGTCTAGACCGGTGTTCTTTACTCGAAGAGTAACCGAGAACGAAACATCTTCGTTGCTGGTAAGCGATAGTGGTGGAAGTTCGTTCACGATCAACGTGCCAGTAAAGGCAGGGTTGTCTGCACCGATAGTTCCGCCGGCAGGGTTGATGACGAACGGTAGTTCTTCACCGAAGTTGTCGAACAAGATACGGTATAGCGAGTCAGCGTCTTGGCTAACGTAACCGTCAAGCTGCAAAGCCCACTCACCGTTCACACGAACTTCAGTAAAAGTCTGAACGCCACCAGGAGCGTCACCAAGAGTTAGTTCGACCATGTTTACCTGCGGTGCGTAGTCGTCACCGTCGATGGTCAGAGTGATGTTCTTTGCAATCACTCTAGGAGTAGCAATAGCCATTTTGATTCCTTAAAGGGTTATGCGAAGGTCTACCGTAATGTTTGCGGATAGATACTCGGCGTTGTTGGTTTGAAGAGCGTATGGTTGCCCTACGCTTGTAATTTTTGCGTAACCAGGGTTTCCATTGAGTATGGTTTCAATGGCTTTGTCTAGTAACTCGGTTGCTTTTACGTTTACAGCTGTTGGCCCTACAACCATTAGTTCTAGGTTCATAACATAGTCCCCACCGTCTAGAAGAGTTGGTGTTAGGTATGGTGAACCGGGGCCAATGATTACCATTGGTGGAACTACACGTTCTGGAATGTATGACGAAACCTTTAGTCCGAGAGCAGTTAACGCTAGAGCGTATTCTGCTTTAGATGCTGTGATTTCGTTTACAGGCATTAGACAGCGTAACCAACGTATGGGCTTAGAAGCGGGTAAACAGCGTTCATAGGGTCTTTAGCAGCACGCACTGGACTTCCGTCCATAGCAGCGAACTGGGTGACACCCTGTGGCGACTGTCGACGGTGGAACAGTTCTGCAGAGCAGATAAGAATGGCTTGTTCGTGAATGTGGTTTGGAACAGTGTCCACGTCACCGATAAATCGGCCAACGTGAGCGTTACCTGCACTCAAACAAGATTCAATAAAGTCGCCAGTTTCATCAGTCCCGATGTAGGACTGAAACTGTGCCAACGTGACAGCCGCCATTAGGTGATACCTACTAAGCGGTTACGTCTAGTTTGACGATTGCACCCTCGAAAGGAACAGTGGTTGCAATGTAACCGTAAACCGAGATTGAGTCGGTTAGCGTGGTGATGTCTGCATCCTGTAGACGAACAGGTGCGCCAGCAGACTCAAGGGTCTGAAGAGCAGCCGAGTTAGCCAAGTAAACAACACCAGAAGCCAACTGTGCGTCAACGATCACTGGTAGGCCTAGTAGCTGACCACGTAGACCAGGAACGTTTGCTGAACCAATGTTGTTCACACCAGCACCGTCAACGTTTACAACTGGGCGACCGTCAGAACCAACAACCTTCATCATGGTGATGTAAGCGTCTGGTGCACAAAGAATGAACTCTGGGTTTAGACCAGTTGCGTTGTTGATGTAAGCAGCACCACCAGCAACACCTTCGATAAGCGATGCAGCGGTTCCACCGTCAGCGTCGAATACCTTACCGGTGAAACTTAGCGAGTTTAGCTTTGCTACAACTGCAGCGTTGGTTGCCTTTGCATACTGGATTGCTAGAGCACGGATAGCGGTGTCAACAAAGTTAACAGTGCTACGCTCAACAACCTGACGGCTCATGCTGGTGTAACCACCATAGGTGACTACTGGAGCAGAAACGGTGTCAATGGCGATGTTACCGAACGATAGTGCTTCGTTCTCTGGGTCCTGAACACCAACAGCAAGAGTGTTGCTTGAAACGTGAGCATACTCAACAGTCATACCTGAAGCAGGAAGTGCTGCACTCGAGAATGAGTTTAGTGCTGGGCGGTTGTTTACAATCAGGTCGTTGATCTGGCCAATGAAGGCTGGAAGAGCAACGGTGTCTGCGGTGGTAGTGGCGGCACGGAAAAGTGCTACAGCTTCGTCTTCACGAGCTAGTAGAGCCTTAGCGTATTCAC